TCAAGTTCGTCTTCGTTTTCAGGATCGTCGTTATCGTCCTGATTGTCAGCGTCCAAATCCTCTTCATCCTGGTCCTCTTCTGGATCATTGCCAGCCTCGGGATCTTCGTCGTTTTCAGGATTGTCAGGATCGACGTCGTTTTGCTCGTCCTCAGCAAAGAGGGTTTCGAGCTCTTCGGTGGTCATTTCTTCTTCTTGCTCTTCCTGCTCGGCGCTCATGTTGTCGTCTGGCATGGTGGTTTTCCTTGTTTAGGTTAGAACATCTGGCAGAGCCTTCGTTGTCCCTGCCAGTATATTATTTATGAAACAACTGCATTACGCAACTGTTCCCCATAGTTCGATAAGCAACCGACCTGCGGTGTAGGTGCCTGCAGTGTCGCCAGCTCCCGCTGTCAGGTATAGATATTCATCAGCTGCGGGAAGTGCGGTCAATGGGTTTGCCGTGCCAATGGCAAGTGCCGCGCCAGCTGCCATAAGAGCGGTTTCTGTCAAAGACCCGATCGCGCCGTCATATGCGCCCGTGTCTTCTGTGGCCGAATAAAGGTCGATGTCATCATCGCCAGTCAATGGAACTTCACCGCAATTCACTGCACCTTTATAGATGACGCCATTGATGGCTGTTGTGATCTGCGCGATGTAAGACACGCCAGTATCGCCAATAATGTCACCGGCAGTAGCGACCGACTTGAGGCCTGTAATGTCGATAGCGATAGTTGTTTTGATGATATTGCCAATGCGCAGAACGGATGTCTGAACGGCTTCGGCTGATGCAGTGATAACGCTCGATGGCGTGACGAGAGCAGCAGCTGCAGAGTCGTCAATCTTGTTTAGCTCGGCGGCAGTTGAACTAACCGTAGTTCCGCCAATTTTCAATGATGCGTTAAAATCCTGGGCTTTCTGCCAGACATGGGATTGGTTCAAGAACCGTCTCAGCATACGTGGTACGTACATGATCTCACCTTTGTGTTATTCGTTTTCGAGCTTCATCTGGAAGTTCGAGAACCGTTTTAAGGCAGCTAATGCCGCCCATTTTGAATCGAAGATCTTCCGTTAGATCCTCATCTGAAAACTTTGGAGACTTCCTGACCTCATCCTCTAGCATTTCCAGTTCACCGCTGACCACCTTTTTAAGCAGAGTCCAAAAATCACCCTGGGGAAAGTTTGCCAGTGTTTGCAGTTCGTGGTTGTCTAGTCTGATCAATCAATGTCTCCTGTATTCAATAATTGTACACATGCTGTCAGTGTATGTCAAGTGATTTTCAATAATTGTTATGAGTTTGCATCAAGTCTCTTGCTTCCCGCCCACTTAATTCGGCATATTGCGCCCAAGTGATTCACGCGCTGAACCAGTTGACAGGCATACCCATTGCTCTCGAAATGAATCACAACAATCTCAGCAACTCTTACGGAAGTTTTGTCATCGGGATTCCGTGGCGGATACTTTAAGTCTAGCTCGCATTCATTCTTGCCTTGGGTGGTATAGAGTGCGATCTTGTCATTAGCGCGCTTGATTGCCTTCCTTGCCCATTCTAACTGCTCTAGCGCCGCGCTTCTAATCATGCCTTCTCTTGCGTCGCGTTGGTTCATTATAGCACCTTATAGCTTTGGTTGATTACGAAGTGCTGAGTGCCGCCCTTGGTAATGAATTCCTCTTCCATCTCTCCAAGTTCCACGAATGGACGATTTTTGTACAGAACAATTTCCTTGTCGCCGACAGAAAGGCGCTTACAGTCTTCCATAAACGACTCTTCCCAGTTCTTATGAAATACGTCCTGGAATGCGCCTGCAATCAACTTCTTGACTGCGATAAACTGTTTTGCTACTATCTTCTGGCCAATCTCGGTTGATTCGTCCTGGGTCTCTGGGAAGTTGCCCATGTCATAGGCATAGATCTCAATAGTTTCCTTATTCGGCATCTGGTTGCTCTCCTCGTTTTTCTTTTTCTTGGTCTGCCAAAAACTCGGCATTCTTTAATTGCTGCTCTTCTTCTTTAAGGTCCTGCTCGCGTCTCATGTTGTTCAGTTCAGCGGCTGCGGTTTGCTTCTGCAGTTCAAGCTCTTCATCCTTGCGCCGGCCATCCTTTTCGATCTCGGATATCTCGGCAGCTGTCTTTTCTTTCTCAAGCTCGTCTGCTTCTGGATCACCTTGCGCTTTCTCTGCCTCGATTGCAGCTTCACGCTCGGCCTTCATCTTAGCCAGGTATTCCTCTTCGCCATAAAGCACCTCGTCGGGATCAATGTCATTGGCACGAAGAACTTCTTCAAGCAATTTCATAACACGGACCATGGACTCAACCGTCTCATTGCTCAATACCAGATTAAGCAGCTGCATAAGCTTCTGAACTCTGACAACCTTGTCTTGAAAGCTCGTGAACCCCTTGGCGATGGCTACATAGTTACCCTTGGCAACCGTGCTATTCGGATCCATCATGATATATTCAAAGAAGTCATTGGTGATCGGTTCGGTGTAATAATTGTCAAAGTTACGGATTACGCCTGCGATGTACTTCCCGGACTTCTCCATCATCTGACTGGCTTCATATGCAGTCTTTGGAGTGAATGCACCGATAGCACCCTGAGCCATCTTCGGTATATTGGTTTCGTTGTCAATGATCTCTTCAGCCTTGTTGATCATGCTGATAAGGTTTTCTCCAACGTCGGCAAACACCAACTGATGAACGGCATCCGAGGCAGGCTGATTGCTTACGGCTAGCGGTCTGAACTTTCCAGGCTGAATAGTCATATCCTCGTCATCTTTGAAACGCATGGGATTGTAGAACCCTTGGATATCACCGGAAAGCTTTTTGTTGTCTTGGAAGGCGTTGAATGAGCCGTTTAGAATTTCCTGCCCCTGCTCGCCATTGTCAGCAATGCCAATTCCTTGTTCGTGATCAAGGTCATCTTCCCATTTCACTTGGTAGAACTTACGCAGGTCGGTCTCATCGTCAACAGGAAGGAATCGAACAACCATATCGTTAGCCACGACGCAAAGAATTTCCTGCTCGTTGCCATCGGTTTCGTCAATAGTGTCAAAGCCTGCATCGAAATCAGGAGCCTTTTCGTCTAGCCAATTCTTCTGGTATTCCTCCAAGATCTTCTTTGGAACTCGACAGCGGAACTCGCGGAACTTGATATTGTTCTTGCTGTATTGAAGGTATCGACGGCCTGGAGCGATATTCCCATCGTCACCCTCGCCTTCATTGTCGCTGGTCTTGCTCTGTTCGATAACCTCTTCGATCATCTTCCCGATCCAGCCCTCCCCTGACTCTGCATTTTCACGCAGTTGGTAAGCTGTGATATTCTGCTCGCGACAAAGCCCGTCACCCTTTCGGATATCGTCTTCGGTCATATCCCAGAACATCTCCCAGCAAGGCACCCATTCGACCATGGGCGTCTCGATCTCATGCACAACGCGCTCAAATCTTTGGTCTTCTTGATCCTCAACGGGGAATTCATGCTCCACTGGTTGCCACTCGACACGCTTCACCGTATCAACATAGTAAGCAGCCCATGCCATTCCGTATTTTCCAGCAGCGAACACAGCCTTGACTGTGGTCTTATCGATCTTTCCCAAGGCAAACATTGTCTGAATCTGCCTGGTTGCATGGTCCATGTCTTCGGTATGCTCGTCGTATTCTTGCGTACTTAGATCTTCCCATAGCTCATTGACTTTGAGGCCTGCATTCAATACGCCACCTTCGAGAACGTGATCCAGGACCAACGCGCAACCGGTTAACCATTTTTGCTTGACCGCTCCAATAGAACTATTGGCCCTCCAATCTTTACCCTCATTCTTTTTCCAGTCACTTTGTCGTATTCTGCGTATGGTGCAGTCGTTACGCTCCCATTTGGTATCAAGGTCCTGCCTGTCAGAGGACCAACGGTCATACAGAACGTTTATGAGGTATTCCGCCAATGGTGAAACTGGCTTCGTAGTTTTGATTGCGGCCATTGTTCATGGACCTCCTGAAATTGATGATCATCGATTAAAGCGCTGTGTAATCATTGTACACACATAGACAATGTATGTCAAGCCCAGTACCGATCTAGTGTTGAAAGACAGCACATCAGAGAATGCACTGCAGGCATGTTGCTAGGGTCGAGGTCGGGGTTTGCGCGAAATTGATCTAATTCTTTTACCAAGATGCCATCGCGTCGCATCTTGAGCCGCGATAGTGTCAATTCGCGATTAATTACACTGACTGGCTGAGCGTCATCATTCCACTCTGCATCAAGAAAAACAGTTTTAGGTTGAAGCATTGAGCAACGGCTGAAATCAATCTGGTACCGAAATAACGTCTCGTCATCCTGGCGATGAGCGTAAGTGTTGGCGAAATAGTTACCCCATACCCTGAGTAGCCATGTCACAACTCCCTCCGCAATAACTGAGCCGTCTGCCTGGTCGAGTATATGATCCACCGTCACCCATTCGATCTCGTCAAATATGTAAGTGACCTTCGTGTCTTCATTACGCCCGGCCATCAGCGCATATCCGCGAATCCTACTGTGACCTTCGTCGTCTTTGACATTGGATGGAAGAAACATTCCTCCGAGCATACGATACCGCACGTCAGGTACAGCGCTCTTGTACTTGTCGAACCATAGGCGCATCTCCCCGGTCTTCATGTCCATCTGCTGACGAATCGGTGGAACTATTGTTTTATTCATGGCCATAAGGAATCTCCTGGCATTTGCATATGTCATTTCTTATTGATTTCCCGCAATCAGCGCATATGTCACCGAGTCCGGACCCATTGCATTCTGAGCATGGACGCGTGCGCTTCTTGAGGCTCTTTCCAGAACCATTGCAGGTATCGCACGGCTCTCTATTCCACCTTGGCATTTCGGTCATAATGCTGCTC